CCTCACGGCCCCTTATCCCACGGTGGTTTCGAAACACTGACTGGTATCCTTGGCAACGTCCCGACCGACGCAGTGGTGTTTCGGTCGGGAACCAGAACGGTGGTCTTTGCCATTACGCCGCTTCAAGGATGTTGGACGACAGCTTGTCCATCATGGTGGTCAGCGGGTTCAAAAACTCCACCTCTATCCCAATGTCACGCCCTTGGTCGATCAGGCGGCCCACCGATGCAACGAAAGCATCGCGCTGGATTTCCGCCACCGACTTCAGGCCATTGATGTAGTCCTCGGTGTCGGCAATCAGGCCTTCAAACCCGTCATCTGCTTCGATGTGAATAAACTTATATTGCACATCGTGCCCAGCTTTGTACTGGATGTTGGCGGTCAGTTCGCGGGTGGAAAAGCCGACCGAGATTTCAATCTTTGCGGCACCGAAGCCCTTGTCTGACAACAGTTTTTCCAGACGGGTGATCTCGCGCAGGATGTCAGAAGCGTTCATGGTAGTCTCCTTTGGTTGGGTTGCGTTCACTATTCTTATCTCAGATTTGTGGGTAGTGCAACAATATTCTTTTCTTTTCTTCCTTGCTGTACATCAGGTCGGCGTCCCGGATCGCCCGGCACGTCTTGGCCACATAATCCTTTGAAAGGTTAAGCTTCTCCGCCACATAGGCCGGGGGCCTGCACTTCCGCAGCGCCAGCATGGTCAGTATTTTCTCGTCACTCTGCCGTGCGTTCATATCAAAAGCCCCCCCGCCAGCACCACGATCCCTGCCGCGATCCCCAATGGTACCCCCAGCCCGTTCAGGTCGGCTGGCAACGACGCAATGGCTGCGATGGTGACCACAAAGAACGCGGAGTATGCCACAAGGATGATGGCCGCGATCATTATAATTTGTATCATTTGTCTTCCTCCCCTTGGGCGTACCAGCCGCGATGCGCGGGGGTTTCATCTGCCCTTTTGAACGGCACGGTAACCATTTCAAACTTCAGCTTGCTTGGGTCAATACCCTGAGCCTCGCGCCAGTCCCCCAACAATTTTAGTCGGTTGTTTCGGTACGGCCTGTAATCAACGTGGTGATGCCAGCGGTTGAACCTAAAGACCACCTTCGCCACATCGGGGTGCAGGTCGGCAATCATCTGGCTCTTGGGCAGCGTCCCCTCGGCGGCGTAAAACTCATCCGTGTTGCCGCCCTTCATCCGCTGCGTGGTGACTTTGCCGCAGAGGAACGCGTTCATCTGGATGGTGCAGTCGCCGCGCTTCAGCACCCGCAGCGACAGGTCCGTGTCCTCGTTGTACCGCCCGCGCCAACGCAGCCCGATGTCGTTGCGGATCAACAGGCACGAATAGATGCGGGTGTTTGCCACAAATGGTGGCACGGCGTCCGTGGTCTTGCAAAACGAATAGTAATTCAGCCCCGCCAGTGGCACGTTCTCGTACCGCCGGACAAACGCTTCGGTCGCCAGAAAGCCGTTCGGGGTGCGGACGGGCACCTTCTCGTTGCGGTACAGGCGGTGGAAGTCGTGCAGGTTGTCGTCCATCACCCAGTGCCACGCCGCGCCGATCTGGATGGAATGGTCCATCGCAAAGTTCCGCGCCGCGCCAGGGCCCTTGCTCTTGCTGTCTCCCAGATCGTCGCAGGTGTCGTACTGGTCCAGATAGCTTTGGGGCAGGGTCAACAGGCGATCACGGTCAATGTGCTGCGCGTACAGGTCGATCTGGCTGGCCTCCACCACCACGCGGTAGGGCAGGCCGATCAGGTCCAGCGCCTTGGCTGTCAGGCACAGGTTCCAGCGGTTCTTCGACACAATATAGATGGGGCTTACTTCCACCGCTTCGCCCCCACGCCTGATGGCTCCGCCCGTGGATACCACGCGCTCTTAGTCTTGGCGGTCAGGGGCTGCCCCAGCGCCTTGGACAGCGCGATCAGGTCTTCCTCGGTCGCCACACGCACGTTGATCGCGGCAAACGGTTTCTGGCTCGGCTGATCAAAGTCTGGCATTTCCAGCCAGTGCATCTGGGGATCGTTCATTTCTTGTTTTCCTCGTGTTGCTGCCACGCAGCGTCGATTTCACTGATGCCTAGAGCCTCGGCCCATATGCGATTAACATCTGGGCCATTTTGTTTGACCATGTATTCCACCAACGCGATTTGCTCGTCAGTGGCCCACCACGCTGGGATGCGCCTGTATCCTGCGGCTCTGAGTGCGTCTGATGCCTTGCCCATGTGCAGTTCCTTCCTTCGTTGCAGTTGTGGTTACACGGCGGACAGGTCATGTATTTTCCTTTCGTCAATAGCCGAAAGGATTTGATCTACCCACATATTTTCCAGTGCTGCCTTTGCTTCACCCACAGTGTCAAACTCGCCAATCATAACGCCGCAATGGAATGCTATCGCTCCACCACTGCCGCCGATGACTGAACACCAACAATACGGATTTTTTGCCATGAACCCTATGCCATCGTCTGTTTCCCACTCCAAGGGCTTAACGATGGCCCTGTACGCAGCCACACGTTTCTTGAATCGCATAACCAGAAAATCACCCACGCCCTTCAATCTATCTGACCAATTTAGGCTTTTTAGGTTTTCTAGGCGTTCTTGGTCGTTCATTCATCACACCCCTTTTCCCGATAAAAAACATGGTTGCCGTACATCCCCACCATTTCCATGTCGTCGGCCCAGTAGGGGTAGACATCACGGTTGTGGTAATAGGTCGCGCCGCTGCACATTTGGCACCCCCAGAGCAACACGGTGTTTGCGACGATCTGTGCTTGCAGCCAAGCCTCGGTGTCCTTGGGGCGGTCGCTCTTGCCATCGGCGGTCCAGCTAAACGCGCCCTTGTCCCAGACGACCTCGCAGACCGTGTCTGGGAAGCCCGCCTCGTACACGCGCTCCATGGTGACCTCGGCGATCAAAAGCTGGCCATCATAATCCTCGCCGCGCCCTTCAAAGTAAACGTTCAAGGCCAAGCAGGTGGCCGCCGCTGCTGTAATGATCATTTGTCCAACCTCCCGTAGGTGATGTTCTTCTGCGCCCGAATGTCGCTGTTGGACCACGTCCAGCATTCGCCCGTCTGATCTTGAAAGCACACCCAGTTGAGGTTGTGTTCAATGCCGTAGTCCACGAGGACATGGGCCAAGGCCGACCCCTTCGGGGTATCCACTGGGATCGGGGGGTCAAGTTGGATCATCATTTTTCAGTCTCCTGTGGTTGGTTGTGGGATAACCCATAAGCAGGTTATCCCGACGCGTCAAGTGGAATGAATAAGTTTATACCGTGTGGTGACGCGTTTGTTATACTTGTGGATCGACGTTTCCATAGAAATCTTCTTGCCGTTTGCCAACATGGTAAGGGCAGCTTCAATGTCTGGGCGCTTATACTTGCGTTCCAGCCGCCGCATGATCACGCCCGCCGTCTCACCATCAGGCCCGTCAACCATTTGCAAAAGGGTCATCACCAGCGCCTTCTCTGGGTCAGCCTTCTCGTTGTCGTTGGCCAGCACCAGCCGCATCTTGCTCTGGATGTCGCGCCGGATCAGCGCATAGGCCCAACGCACATGCTCCACCGTGCGGACACCTTCCGGCACCGCCAAGATCAGGCTGACCTTGCTGACCTGCTCGTACCCACGCAGGGGCAGGGCTTCCAGCCCCGTGTTCTCCTTATGCTCGTAGGCCATCTGGTCAAACAGGTCCACGATGTTGTCCAGCATCTCTGCGGCCTCCGCCGTGGTCGGGATTTCCACCCTGTCCCCGTAATGCTCGACCCGGCGGCTATGGCCAGCCGTTGCATCGTACGTTCCACCCGTCGCCAACTGCTGCATGGTGAGCTTAAGGGCCTCGGGCATGGGCAACTTCTTCCACCCCTTTTTGGTCGCGGGGGTGGTGTCCTGTTCGATGCACAGGATCGCCCGCCCGATGAACCCGGTGGTCGCGCTTTCAAAGTTCACAAGCTCGTTGAAGTTCTTTTCCGTCGTGTACCCCGTCATGGCAAGGAACGGGCGGTCGATACCAGCGTCCAGCGTGTCCAACTGGTATATGATCGCCTTCTGCCGGGCGACGAAGTTGGGCTTCTCCCCGTGTTCTTCTATGGCCTTTTCCACCTGCGTCAGTTCCTTCAGCAAGTGCCCTCGGATGTCTTCCTTCAGATCGCCCGATACCATCAGCCTGCCGTCCGCCTTGGAATAGGCCGACATCAACAGGCCGACCACGCCTTCCAGATAGGACGCGCCGGATTTCTTGGCCCCGCTGATCTTCTGGAACAAGAACCCGACCTCATCCATCATGTAGGCCGCCATCTGGTGCCGAGTGAGGTTGCGGGCGATCTCTTGTTCGGACTTGATGGTACCATGCACCGCCGCCGACAGCGCACAGGCCTCCAACACCTCGGCGGTTGCCCCCAAGATGCCATCCTTGCCCGACCCTGATCCGGCGACGTTGAAGACGAACAGGTTGGTTGTGGCGCGGTCCCGGTCGTCGCGGTAGTGCAGCCCGAACGCCACGCCCATCGCCCAGATCGCCGACATGGCGGCAAGGGCCTCCCGCTTGCGTCTGGTGCGGCTTTCGATCCACGCCGCAAGTTTCCCCGCAAGCCCTGGCGGGCGCAGGGGGTCGAACGAACTGGTGTCGATGGCCTTTGGTGCCAGATATTCTTCCGGCGTCTCGAACGTGAATTCCTTCCCAGGCGTGAACGTGACGGGCTGAATATAGCCGCCCTCCTCGGCGTAGTGGACCAAGGTGCCCAAAGTGACCGGGTTGGCCGACCGACCGAAGCTGTGCCACTTGGCGTTCATTTCTTCGGCGTCGTACTTGGCCGATTGCTGGGACCAGCGGTCCCACAGGTCGAACGCAGCCCCGCCCGTTGCATGGTGCAGGGACATCCCGATCTTGACCCAGACCTCGTAATCGTCGAACCCACGCACATGGGCCAGCATCTCAGCCAGTTCCAGTTCGTTGACATCCACGACCTTCCCGCCCAGATCGGCGCGGTGTCGCTCCGGCACCCGTAACAGGTCCAGCAACGCATCTGGCACCATGTCAATGTCCTCGGGCGACCCGTACGCGATCTGGTAAGGCCGCCCGCTGGCGTGTTGTGACCCCGGCCCAACGACAAAGGCCGCGCCGGATTTGAAATCCAGCCCGGGGTAATCGGACAGCCTGCCCACCAGCGCCACGTCCAATGGGACGCGGAAATAGTAGTGCTTGGAACCGCCGCCCGATCCCGTGTTGACGATCATGCCTGACCCGGCCACCTCGGGCACGACGCCAAGAAGCTTCATCAGGCTGGCGACGCCACCGTTGCGGGCATCCACGTCAACGACAAGGAGTTCCCGACACGCGATGCCGTAGCCTGTGTTGAACTGGCCCATCTCGACCATGGTGTCCAATTGCTCTTCGGACCAGTGGGGTGTGTGTTGCCAATTTGACACACGGGGGTGTTTGAACAGAGATTTCTCTGGGCAGTTGGGATTTCCGCATTCGCATTTCCCGTTCCCGTCGCGGCCATACAGCCCGAAAACGCGAAATCCAGCCTCCCATACAATGCGGTATTCCATGCTCAGACCTTTTCGCCGAACAGGTATTTCTCCAGTTTTTCGATTGTTGTCAGCGAAAACTTCTGGTCGCCGGGCTTGGCAATGTTCCTCACGGTGTTGACGTGAAGTCCAGTGGCGTCCGCCACCTTGGAATGGACCCGATCCTTTAGTGCTTCACGCACACGGGCGATCTGATCTGCAATGGCGTCTCGGATGTTTGTTACTTTTGTCATGTTGAGGTTGTTCCTTTCGCGAACATAGCCTGTTGACATTCGCACAAGTGGCGTCTACGGTCAATGGTGTTGGAAAAGGAGACAACAGAATGTCTGTGTTAGACCAAATTGCGAAGCCTAAGCCACGGCCCCTCGCCGTGACCATCATCGGGGAGGCTGGGTTGGGCAAAACATCCCTAGCCGCTTGCTTCCCTAAGCCGATCTTCATCCGGGCCGAGGATGGCCTTAAGTCGATCACCAACAGCCCCATGCCAGACGCCTTCCCGGTCCTGACCTCGGTCGAAGACCTGTGGCCGCAGCTTTGGGCGCTGGCCAAGGAAGCACACCAGTACGAAACACTGGTGGTGGACACGGTGTCAACGTTGGACACGCTGTTCACCGATTGGGTTGTGGAAACCGACCCGAACAAACCCAAGAGCATCAACCAAGCGTTGGGCGGGTGGGGCGCTGGCACCAATATGGTGGCATCCCAACACCGCCGCCTGCGTAAGGGCTGCGATTACCTCTTGGACCGTGGCATGAACGTCGTGTTCCTGTCCCACGCCGACACCACAACTGTGTCGCCGCCCGACGGCAACCAGTACACCAAGTACACGATGCGGATGCACGAAAAATCCATGCAGCCCTATGTGGACAACGTCGATCTGGTGGGGTTCCTGCGCCTTGAGATGTTTACGAAGGGCGACGGCGATGTGAAAAAAGCTTTCTCCACTGGGGATCGCCAACTGGTGTGCCACGCCATGGCCGCCAATGTTTCGAAAAACCGTTTCGGGATAACCGAACCCATTGAGGTCAAGCCGGGGATCAACCCGCTGTCCGCGTATCTGCTTAAAGGAGAGAAAAAGTGAGCGATAACTGGTTAAACAACATCCTCGGCCTGTCCGATGGTACCACCGTCAAGGCCGCCGATGGGGAATATGAATCCCCCAAGGGAAGCGTTGGGTTCAGCCTGTTCCCCGACAACACCTCGGTCAAGGCCGCGATTGACGAAGCGAAGTGGAGCAAGGACACGAACGGTCGTGAACGTTTGTCCCTGCGCTGGGCCGTCATTGCGCCGGAAGAGTACGCCAACCGCAAGGTGTTCCAGACCCTCTGGATCAAGGGCGTTGACCCGTACGAACTGGAAAAGAACGGGGAAGACAAGGCCATCGCAAAGCGTGACCGTCAGCGCATGATGTTTGGTGCGATTGACGCGAACGCTGGGGGAAAGTTGACCGAACTTATTACCAGTGGTGTGGAGATCAAGGACGAACACTTGATGACGCACCTGACCAACAAGCCGATGGTGATCCGCATCGACAAGATGGTGCCGAAGGTTGGTGACCCCCGCAACTATGTGGCCAAGGTTTCGCCAAAGAACGCCGCCGTCTCGACCTCGGAAGAGATCGCAAAGGGCAAGGCCGAGGATGTTGGTGCCAGCAAGAAGGCGTCTGGTCGCATCCTTGACGACGAAATTCCCTTCTAAGACAATAGGGAGGGGCCTCGGTCCCTCCCGCCACCCCAACCGCAAGAGAGTAAGAACATGGAACAAAGATCACCAGAGTGGTTTGCCGCCCGCAAGGGGCGCATCACTGGGTCAATGGTGGGAGCCATCCTCGGCCTAGACCCCAACACCACCCGCGATGAGGCTATGCGCCGCATGGTCCGCGCATACCAAGGGTTGCCCAGCGAGTTTGTTGGCAACATCGCCACATCGTGGGGCACCAACCACGAGGAAGAGGCCCGGGAAGATTTCGAATACGATCAGGGCTGCATCGTGGGGGAGGCCAGTTTTGTGGTGCATCCCAAGTTGGATTGGCTTGGTGCCAGCCCAGACGGGTACATCTCGAACTACGCCCTGCTTGAGATCAAGTGCCCCTATGGCCTGCGCGACAAGCCCCAGCCCGTGCCGTTCAAGACGATCAAAGAACAGCCGCACTATTACGCCCAGATGCAAATCCAGATGTACTGCACAGATCGGGTTTCTTGCTATTTTTGGCAATGGACGCCGTATGACCACGACCTGACCATCGTGGACTACGACCCGATCTGGATAGAAGTGAACCTGCCCAAGCTTGAGGCGTTCTATAACGAATTCTTGGCGATCTGCGACGAAGTGTCGGAAGAAAAGCTTGAGATCGACACCCCGATCCTGCGCCAACGGTTGGCCGAATACGACGACCTTGCCAAGGTGATCAAGGACGCAGAGGCCCGCCGCGAAGAAATTCTGAACGCGCTGGTGTTCGAAAGCGCGGGCGAAGACGCTGTGATCTGCGGTCGCAAGCTTACGCAGGTGCATCGGGCGGGCAGTGTATCGTACGCCAAGGCCATTAAAGAACTTGCCCCCGACGCCGATCTGGAAAAGTGGCGCGGTGAACCTTCAACCTACTGGACCCTGAAATAAAGGAGAACGATGATGAACATGAACCAAACCTTCAAGAAAACACTGTACGAACAGCACCCCGAAACCTTCGAAACGTTCAGGGACAAGTGGCCGTATATCTATCTTGCCACAACCATCTGCTATGACATGAAGCAGCTTGACGCCATCGTCGGTTCCAAGAGTGGTGGTGCTTCCCATCACTGGTTGAAAGGTAAGCCCGCCAGTTCACGTTCGGAGCGTAACGCAAGGTTGTATTTTGAGAACCTCAACCACCCGCCCGTGCAACCCAAGCTGGACTTGCAACTTGTCCCCAAGGGCGCTCCCGAACCCGCACCTGTGGCAGTTGTCGCAAAGCCCGAACCCCTGACCTTCATGGTTGATGTACCAGCCGAATACATGGAAAAGTGGCAGGCGCTTGTGGACATCATCCAGAAAAGAGGGTGCAAGGTTGCCGCGTTCTGAAACGTCGCTGGAAGACCAACTGCAACGCCAGATCAACATCAACCTCCAACTGCGGCGGCAGCTAGAAACTGCCCGCCGCGACGTTGTCGAATACTGCGCCAAGTTCTGCGAGGGTCATTTGGCTGAATACAAGGGTGAGGGCATTGTCCTTGTCCCGGTAAAATATTCGTGGATGGGAAGGGGTTTTGCCGAAGGCCTGCGGGGGATCATCGGGAGGTGACGCGCTTAAGGGATTGACGGCACACAGATATGTGTTAAAACACACAAAACAGATGTGAGAGTAAGCCATGACCCTGCGCCCCTACCAACAGGAAGCCCACGACGCGATCATCGCGTGGATCAAGAAGAACACGCTCCCGTGCTGCATTGAAGCGGCCACGGGGGCGGGTAAATCCCACATCATCGCGGCGGTGGCCGATACCATCAACGCTATGTCGGGCGGGAAGCACGTCCTGTGCCTTGCCCCGAGCGCGGAATTGGTAACCCAGAACGCCGAAAAGTTCCGCTTGACGGGCGAGAAGTGTTCCATCTTTTCGGCAACCGTCGGCGAGAAGAGCCTGCGCCACCCCGTGGTGTTTGGGACGCCCGGCACGGTCATCAATTCCATCAAGCGTTTCGGCAGCCAGTTTGCTGCGGTGGTCGTCGACGAATGCCATGGCATCACCCCCACGGTCAAAAGCATCATTGAAGGGATGAAGAAGGTCAGCCCCAACCTGCGCGTGATCGGCCTGTCCGCCACGCCCTACCGCATGGGCACCGGGTACGTCTTCGGTTTCTGGCCGAACGGCAAGCCCGTGCCGGAAAGCAAGACCAAGAACCCCTACTTTGAAGCTTGCGTCTACCGCATCCAGGCCCACACGCTGATCGAACAGGGCTTCCTGACCAAGCCCACCATCGGACATATCGCTGTGGACGGTTATCAGACGCTGGACATGGAGCTAAATTCCCGTGGCCAGTTCGACATGGCCGCCATCGACCGCGCCTACCACGGGCAGGGCCGTAAGACCTCGGCGATCATGGCCGACGTGGTGTCACAGGCAAAGTTTCTCCGTGGCGTGATGGTCTTCGCTGCCACCGTTCGCCACGCCAAGGAATGCTTGGAAAGCTTGCCCCCCGACATGTCCGCCTTGGTGACCGGGGAAACCCCCAAGAAGGAACGTGATGCGATCATCAAGTCCTTCAAGTCGGGCAAGATCAAGTACATTGTCAATGTCTCGGTCCTGACCACCGGGTTTGACGCATCGCATGTGGAACTGATCGCGATCCTGCGGGCCACCGAAAGCGTGGGCCTGCTACAGCAGATCATCGGTCGCGGCCTTCGCATCGAAGAATTCAAGGAAACCTGCGTGATCCTAGATTACGCCGAAAACCTGCCACGGCACTGCCCTGATGGTGACGTTTTCAACCCCAAGATTGAGGTCACTCAGGGCGACAAGGAAGAAAGTTCCATCATCTGTGTTTGCCCCCGGTGCAACACCGAGAATGAATTCACGCCCCGCCCCAACAAGTCGGAATATCCCATAGACGAAAACGGATATTTCGTGGACGGCGACGGCAACCAGATCGAAACCGAATGGGGTGGGATGCCAGCCCACTATGGCCGCCGTTGCGGTGCCAAGACCACCATCGCCGGGGATCGCATCCAATGCACCTACCGCTGGACGTTTAAGCCCTGCCCCCACTGTGAGGCCGAGAACGACATTTCTGCGCGGTACTGCACCTCCTGCAAGGAAGAGATCATCAACCCGAACGACAAGCTGCGGCTTGAATTTAAGGCGATGAAGAAAGACCCGACGCGCAAGCAGACCGACAACGTTGTCACATGGGACAAGCGCAGCCACATCGCCCGCAGCGGCAAAGAAACGTGGAAGATTGACGTGGTGACGGAATATCGGTCGTTTTCGTACTGGATTATGAAGAAACCGACCAACAGCTACGGCATCAGTGACTTGACAGCGATGGAGGCATTGGGCGATGAAAAGCCCAAGACCATTACTTATCAACTGAACCCCGAAACGACGTACTATCGCGTCTTCGGTTATAACAGGCCCGCTGATGCACCTCCCCAATGACATCCGAATTTTTGGCGATCTTGACTACCGTGGGGCCTGCCCGAAGGAAGCCTTGGAACAGGTCACCTTCTTCAACCGTCTGCGCCGGGAATACCCAGACACGTTGGGCCTGATCGCGTTTCACGTCCGCAACGAGGGCAAGCGTGACCACCTTACAGCCGCCACGCACAAGGCTGAGGGCATGACCACAGGCGCACCCGACATCGTCATCCCCGGCGCTCCCACGTTCATCTGTGAGCTTAAACGCCGGGACCACACCCAGTCAGAGCTTCGCACGGCACAGGTTGCCTATCTGAGGGCCGCACAGAGGGCTGGGTGCTATGTCTGCGTTGCCCTAGGGGTAGACGCAGCTTGGGAGGCCTTACATGCCTATATGGCGCGGTAGGCGGCCCAGCGACCGCATACAGGCCGTGCTGATGGGCAAGGCGGAACTGGCAGACGAAGACCCCGCGATCCAGTCGGTGTGCAGCAAGTACATTTTCGATGGCGCAAAGGCCATTCTTGGTCTAAAAACCAAGGATGCGCGACGCCGTGCGCTGGATCGGGCACCCGCCATGATCCGGCCCCATCTGGAACGCGAAATTATGAGGTTATTCCGCCGATGAGGTTCTTGATTACGATGAACATGCCCAGCCGGAAGGGCGAACTGGTCCACCAAGTGATCTGCGAATACCCCGTCAGCAGCATCGAAGAACTTTTGGAAGACCTGAACGAACGCGATTTTATCATCGCGGAAGAGTTCTACCGCAAGCCCGACAACGCGGGGTTCTATAGCGTTGGCCTGATGTTGCTGAACACCATGCACATCGGCAAGATCAAGGCCGAGGTCAGCGCAGAACGATAGCGCCCATATACATGGTACCCACACCCATAGAGCAGTTTACATAATATGCCCCTGCGGGCGTGTTGGCGCGGTAAGCAGACGATGCGCCCCGCGATGGCCCAAGAGATGTATCGTTGACCGTGCGGACCATACCAGAACTCCATGTGAAGGAATTGTTGTCGTTGCTGGCGTAGAGGTTTGCGATAATGGCGCTGCCCTCTTCCATAACCACGACACCCCCTGACGGGGTTCCAGACGCATCTTGGGTTCCTGAATGCGGAACAAGGTCTTGCAAGCCAGTGATCGTGTACCACATGCAGACCGTGCCCATGCTCATCGAACACGAGACTGATGTGCCAGTAGGAACCCTTGTCACAATAAACTGGGTGTAGCTTGTGCCGCTGGTAGTCACCGTGCCGTCTGTTTGTGGGTGGTAGACAGTCTGGGAGACACCGCCTATCGAAACGGAACCTGTGGTAAGTCCGCCAGAAGATATTGCCAGAACAACGACACGGTTAGGATCGTTCGCTCCCAAGTTTGTCAGGCTTGTGGGTCGCCCAAAATAGTAGTCGCAATACGCCACCGTGGGGACATCTGATGTCGGCTGATAAACTGGCATGACGGGGAATGTCATTACAGCGCCACCACGTTGGCAAATTTAAAGCCGTTAACCTTAGTGACGTACACAAGAAAACTGCTTCCAACGGTTGATGTAAGCGCGGACCCTGTCGTCTTGCTGAAGCCGGACAGCGTCATTGCGCCAGCACCCGTCACGTTAGTGATCTGGAGGATCATGGTATAGTCGCCAGATGCTGTTGGGGCCGCAATGCTGAAGATGCCTGCATTGGTTATATATCTCATGTTCCCGCCGATGGGGGTCAGAGTATATGTGCCAGATGAGATGGCACCATCGTTGGTTGCGGTTGTGGTCATGCTTCCGCCAGCAGCCATTGAGCTTGCGCCGCTGACAGCAATCGGGACGGTGTAGGTGACTAAGGTGTCAGAGATCGTTTGACGGTCTGAACCGTTTGTCGCCAGCCCAAAAGTGGCAGACCCCGAAAGCCCCGTGGTGCCGTTTATCGTAATAGCCATGTTCAGACCCCTTCCGCGTAGCGAACTTTGATTTCGGCCACCTTAGCCAGCCATTCGTCCATCGTCGCCTCGCCGCGCTGCGCTTTAAAGAACAGTGGGTCGGCTTCGTTGCGGTAGGCTTCTGCACGCAGGGCAGAGAGTTGCTCTGGCGTTAGCGGTGCGGGCGAAACCGCAACCCACTGCGATCCATCCCAAGAAAAGTCACTTCCGGGCTTAAGCGGAACCTCAACCGTACCTTCTGGGTACGATGCAAGGATGTCATTGCTGGGAGTAGAGACTGTCTGCCAATAACCATCTACTGGATGAAAGAAGCCATGTTCCATTATGCTTGTCCCTCTGTCCAAAGTGATATTACCGTTCCTGTCACCCTATAGTACCAAGATGGGGGAACTAAGTAAGTCATATTTGAGCTTGCTACGTTCATAGATATTGCAGTGATAGCAACGCCAGAAGTAGGGCCAATTAAAAATGTCTGTCCGTTGTTAGTCATACAAACGGAAACTAAAAGCCACCCGCTTGTAGTATTCTGATAAGTAGTTGCTGTTGCTCTTGAGCTAGTCTTGTTTGAAACAACAGTATCGCTCAAACGAGTGGATTTTGTCAGGTCCACATTTTGCTGAACGCGCAACGGCGTCATCAGGGTCGTGTTATCGGTACCAGCGATTGCCTGCGCCTGTGAAGAGAACGCAGGGGTGATCCCGTTGATCGTGGCGGTGTTGCCACCAGCGGCGTCGATGATTGCGTTGGCCTTAATCGTTGACATGGATCAGCCCTCGTACATGATGTTGATGGTGCCAGCGTCGAAGGTATCAGTGCCGCCGACCGTGGTGATGCGGACGCGGTCCAAAACAGCGGCCAAAGACACAGAGCCAGCGCCAGAAGCAATGGATGTACCTACTTGCACGCCGTTGTAGGAGAACACCCAGCCGTTGCCGGAAATGTTTGCAATAACGGCGATTCCGGTTCTTCCAGCCCCGGCGCTGCCACCTCGCTCAATGCCAAATCCAGTAGTTTGAGACACGCCCGCGCCATAGGAATTGTCTGCAAAACTGGTGTAACCACTGGTTGTCACGCCAGATGATGTGCCGAGTTGAATTAAAGGAAGACTTGTGCCGTTAGTGGACACGGAGTTAAGCATCACAGTGATCCGCTTCGCCCAAGACGGGATGCCAGTGAAGTCAATGGCCGAGCCACTGGTTGATGCTTGTGCTGTTCCCTGTGTAAGCGTTCCACTTGTCCCAGACAGCGACCCCCCCGTGATGGTCGGCGATGTCAGTGTCTTATTCGTCAGCGTCTGTGTGGCGCTGTCACCCACCAGCGTGGCGGTGGCATCAGGCAGGGTGAGGGTTTGGTTTGTGCTGGTGCCGGGCGCTGCGACCGTGAAGATCGCGGAGCCGGATGCGTTGGCGGATAGGGTGATCTGCGACATGTTAAATTATACTCCAGACTGAACCAGTCGGTATGGTGACGGTGACGCCTGCGTTGATCGTGATGGGTCCGGCGGTCATGGCGTTCTTGCCACTGGGGATGGAATAGGACGTAGTGATGTTCTGGCTGTTCTGGAAGAACACCTGATCGGCCCCGCCACCAGTAGCCCCACCGCCGCCCGTCAGATAGACGTTGGTGCCATCGGAATAGGCCGTGACGCCAGTGATGCTGGGGGGAACCAAGACCGTGGTGGTGCCTGCCACGTTAGTGAAGGTGATCGTGTAGGCCCCTGTCGCCACGTTGGTCAAAATCCACTGGCCGCCGACACCATTGGGGATGCGGTAGGTCACGTTGGCCGTCAGCGTCCCCGTGAAGGCGATGATCAGCTTTTGATACTGCGTGGCGGTCAGGTTGACGGGCGTGGCTGTGATCGCCGTCACGTCGATGCTGGTCACGCCGCCAAGCGCGTTGTCGAGGATGCTGAAGTTGCTGTTCAGCGGCACGTTCCAGTTCAGATCACCACTGGCTGGTTCTGCTAGACCTTTGTTGGTCGTGGTCATCAGATGCTCCTGTTCGCAACTTCTAGGGCGTGTGCCACCGCGTCATCGCTTTGGTTCAGCAACGGTTCGGTTTCTTCGCTCCACCCCTTCTTAGCACGTTCTGCAGCCCGCACCAACTGGTCTGCGGCATGTTCGTGGGATGACACGCGGCCACCGCGTTTGTAGGGGGCGGGCTGCGGTTCTTCTTCAAGGTTTCCCATCATTGACGCGGGCTTCATGGCAACCTGTGGTGGGGTGATGTTGTTTACCAATCGCCCAGCCATACCAGCCTTGTTTGCAAGCTGACCGCCGATCTTGGGTGATGCCAACGCTGCGCTTCCTGCCACGGCCAAAGGATGAAGGCCAGCATAGGCCAAGCCACCACCAAGAAGCAGGTCGCCAAAACCTTGCACCCTGCCAGGGAACCAACCAGACAGAGCGTGACCTGCGATCATGTGGGGAAGATATTTTCCGCTTGGCGTTTGCGTGATCATCTTCAGGAGGTCCATCTTCCGATCACTTCCAAAAGACTTCATCAGCTTTGCGATCCGTGCGGTGTCAGATGCGTTTGTTGAGCCAACCAGTTGGGTTTGCAGGTCTTTCATTTGACCAAGCCAATCCTGATAGCGTTCCATCATGTCAGCATAGACCTTGTCATGCCTGACAATGGTGTCTTTGATGGAATTTGCCACCGCGCCAAATTTTCCTTGGAAGCGCGTTCCCTTGAAAGACTGGGCCAAATCCTGAACGGATTGTTTCAAGATGTCCAAGTCTTCCATCGTACGCGCGCGCGGGTGCGGACTGTTAAGGGTATCCATGACCTGTCTTTTTAGATCGGCCAGACCGCTTTGTGCCGCAGAAAACCTGCTGGTGGTACCGTGTGAGTTTACAAATTTCTCAAGGTCTTGCATTGCCGAAACAATGTCGTTCATTGGCAGTTGAACGTTAGAAGATGCGATACCTTGACGGGTAGATAGATATTTTTGGCTTGCGGCATCCTTTAGGTCTTCAAGGGCCTTTACGGCAGTATCAGCAATTTGCTGCGTATCACCCTTTTTCATGGCAAAATCTTGGAAAACTTTTTGTCCCGCTTTGTCACCAGACGCCCCAATCTCTTGGGCCATGTCCAATGCCGCTTTTGGAACGCCGGATGCAGCGGATGACACGCCTTTTCCAACAGAAGCCGCAACCTTAAAGGGCACCTTGGTAACCGCAATAGCACCCTGAACGGGGTCCAAAACTTTTTCAGCAACAGACAGAGCTTTTGCGGTCTTAGCCAATCCCGCAGCTTTTGCCCCAGCGCCAACGCCTGGGATCAATGTTGCAGCGTCCATGCCGATGAACGCCGGATCGTTGTAAAGCTTATTTTTGAACCCAGACCAAGAACCGTAACTATCGGCATATTCACCTAGCAGGGCGTTCAGGACGTTTTGCTTTTCTGGGTCTTCCTCGCCGGACAATTTTGATGCGATACCAGAACCAAGCTGTTTAACGCCTTCCCAAGTTTGAGAAGGGTTTGTTGCGGCATCATACAAGCCCGTGAAAACTTTACCCGCACTAGCGGGGGCATTGCCTAAAGCGCCAGAGGCAAATTCGGCCAAACCCATTTTGTCAGTTTCTTCTCGTGTCTTCTGACCATCACCTTGAGGAGGTGCGACACGAACTGGCCCTGTCATTGGCCGCACTTCAGGCGCGGGCGCAACAACAGGAGGACGTGCGTTAGGTTCAACGTTCGCGGCGTTTGGTGTGGTGGGCGCTGCACCATTGCCACCAAACACTTCGGGGAACTTGGATTTGAAATCGCTGCCATCTTCAGAGGAAGATGGCATTGGTGCGTTCCAGTCTAAACCTGCCATCTTACATCCCCTTGATGAAGTAACGCACTAACAGCGGCGGCGTATTTGGTCCAAGAATGTATTGCAAGACAGCCTGCGCGTCTTCTTGGGTTGCTGTGCCAGCGTTCATCTCAGCCAAGAAGTTTTTGACTGTCGGACCCATTTGCGGATCGGCAGCCATCTCAAACAGCCGTTTCAGGCTGTCTTTTTCTTGCTGGCGCATTACGCCGTATTCTTGTGCATATGCCGCGTCAACGTCTGCCATGGACACGCCAGAACCAGCCCGCGCCATGAATGCGCTGTAGTAGTTTGCCCGATCAATAGCGTCTTGGTTTTGTGACAAAATACCAGCCGTGATCGTAGCGCCAGCTTCAGGCGTCATTTTCAGGTCAGGGGAGATGTTCACAAAGTCGCGGTAGACAGAAGCTGCACGTTCCTGTTCTGGCGTCATTGCTGCGCCGTTCAAGGTTGCCAGCTTGCTCAAGATCGTGGCTTGGTCATCGGCACTGCTGATCTCGTAGTTAGGGTCAATGGTCCGCAATGCCGCATTGACCACGGGCAAGATGGTGCCAGACATGTACCCTGTTGCAGTGCCCATATTGTTTTCGGCAATGGCGCTTCCAACCGTATAGGCAAGCTCGTTAGAGTTTGGTTTTGCTGCCAAAGCCGATGCACGTTCCTGAGATGATGCGTCCATACTTTCTCTGGACGCCTTATCGT